CACGTCCTCGAAAAAGTCCTGGAACGATTTGAAGCCGTCCGTGGTGATCTTGCCGATGCCGTCCGACCAGATCGTCGCGAGGTCGTGCAGGTACTTCTCCTGCGCCTCGGTCGCCTCTTTGATCTTCTTCGCTTCGTCGACGCGCTCGATAGTGCGGATCTTCCATTCCTTCTCGGCCTTGATCGCGGTCAGCGTTTCGGCGAGGAGATCGCCGGTCAGGTCACGCCGCGCCGCGATCGCCTTATTCACGGCGTCGTATTCCGCGGCGAGTTTTTCCTGTGCGGCGCCTTCGAGCTTGGCGAGGTCAAACCCCTGGAGCGCCACACGAACCATGTCCTCGTTCGCGGCTCGAATCTCCTTCGCGTGCTGGATTTGCTTCTTCTCTTCGTCGGTCAGGTCGTGGACAGTGGCCACCTGCGCGACGAGAGCGCCTGCATGCTTCCGCGCCTCTTCTTCCGCCTTCTTCGTCGCCGCTTCGACATCGTCCATGATCTTCCGGTACGCCAGCCACGCCGCCGCGCCGGCGACGATACCGACGCCGAGCTGAAACAGTCCCTTGAGCGTGACGGACTGCACCGCCGCGTACCCCGCCTGCACGGCGGTAGCCGCTGCGACGGCTGCGCGGTACGTGCCCCACGCGATCGCCGCCACGCCAAGCCCCGCGGCCATCGCGCCCATGACAGCCACGATCTGCGTCGCGTGCGGCCGGAGCGCGTTCAGCGCGCCGTCGATCTGCTTGAGCACACCGATGAGCGCGCCAGACCCGCCGCGCGAGACCTCGAAGAGATCCCCGAAATCGTTCTTGAGACCTTTGAGCGCCCCGCCCAACGTATCCCGAGCCGCCGCCGCCGAGCCGCCGAACTGATGCTCCAACTCTCTCAGGATGACCGTCTGACCTTCGGCAACGCGTCCTGTCTCGTAGAGATGCTTGATGACTTCGATCTGCGACTCGCTGAACGACACACCGGAGCGTCGAAGCGCGGAGAGCCCTTGCGCCGGATCTTGGAGCGCCTTGCCGACCTGAAGTGCCGCGCCCTGTAAGTCGCCGCCGAGACGCGCCGCGAGGTTGGCAACGGCTGCCGTGGCTTGGTCGAACTGCGTGCCGCGGATCTTGTCGAACGTGAGCAGCATCGCCTCGGCGGCCTTTACGGCTTCGTCCGAGTAGATCGTCGTCCGTTGGAGGGACATCGCGAGATCGTCCAACTGGCCCACCGTCCGACCCGCTGCACCACCCGTCGCATTGACGGCCGCCTCGAGCTGCGCCATCGCGTTCTGGGCGTCAATGATGTTCTGAATCTCGGCGCGCGCGAGGAGTCCTAGCCCGAGCACAGACGAAAGTTTCGCGAATGCGCCCGTCAGCGTGCCGGCCTTCTTTTCGGTTCGGCCGGCTGCGTCCCCGATCTCGTCGAGCTTGCGCGCGACGAGTTGCCCGTCTTTGAGCTCGACGACGATGCCTAGGCGGGCCACGTCAGCCATTCAGACGCTCTCCTCGGCTTCGGCCTTCTCGTCACCAGGCGAGAGCAGGATGGCGTCAAGACGCATGAGCGCCCGCGCGTCGTCGCCGGTGATACGGACACCGGTGAAGTCGCGGAAGTCGCGGAGCGTACCCCAGGACAGCGGCGCCAGGCCGTTCATGCTCGCACCACTCCGGCCGTGGACCTGCCACAAGAGGCCGTGCAAGTATTCGACGGCATCGGGATACTCGGGACCTGCGAGCGCCGCGATCGCACTCGGGTTCCCGCGGCGCGCGGCAAGCTCCAAATGCACGCGCGGCACGTTGCCCTTTGCGTCGGGCGTATCGAGTCGCGCGTCATGCCGGAGCGCATCGGCTAGCTGCTCGACGCAGGCGAGAAAAAATCCGAATGCTCCGCGATCCCCGCCTCGACCTGCCGGAGAATATGATCGGCCTGGAGCAGCGCCTTCACGTTGTCCGGCGTGCAGGGAAACGGCGTGTTATCCGCCCCATAGGTCCAGCCGGACCAGCCCGTCACGGCGGCGCTCGCGATCGCGATGCGCCGGGCCCGCATGTCAGCCGGCTCCATCTTTGTGCGCTTCATGCGCAGCAGGCGGCGATCCGCGACATCCGTTGCTGCCTTCACCTTCTTGGCGTCCGACCCCAACACGTCGATCGTGCAGGGCGAGCCGTCCGGAGCGAGATACGGCTCCTCGTTCTTCTGGTTGATCGGGATCGGCGTTCCGACTTCGTCCTGCGCGATCTCGTCTTTGATCTTGGTAATGTCGGCCATTGGAGTGTGCGCTCCCTCGATTGTGTAGGTGTCTGGACGTTCGGCGGTGGCACATTCCCCTTCGAGTCGCCCCGTCGGCACCACCGAACGCCAGACTATTGCCCCCGCTACCATCCCTGCTCCCCACTTCCGCGCCGCATGCGCGGCGACGCGGCCCTACCCTTACTCGTCCTCGTCCGCCTCCGGTCCGCGCCGTTCGCTCAGCGGCAACGTGCCCGCCTCTTCTGCCAGCGAGAGCGCGATTGGTTGCTTGTCCACAGGCGCGCGACGTTCGGGCGGTTGCGCTGTCTCGCTCGCCAGGTGCCAGCATCCGGCCGAGCCGTCGCCGATGTCGCCGGAATGCGGGACATTTGTGGCGGTCCCGCCGTCGAAGGACAGATCGAGCATCTTCGCGCCCGACTTGCCTGTGCCCGCAAGTGCGGTGACGCTGGCCGCGTGACGCTTCCCGCGCGCGTCTTCGTAGGTGACTCGGTCCCCGATTCGCATTAGGCCGCACTCTCGCTGATGGTGAGCAACGTGTCATCGACGCCTGTCACGCTCTCGGACTTGCCACAGGTGAACGGAACCGTTTCGATGTAGGCCCCGTCGCCGCCGAGCGAGCCGTCGACCGCGGTCCGCTTGCACCGCGGCAGGAAGAACGCGATCGCGTCCTTGGGCTCAGACTCGGGCTCCACGAGCATGATGTGAGTCGCGAACTCAGTCTCGGCGAGGAATCCCGTGACGTGCGTGAGATCCTGTCGGATGAACGACACCGACCCGCTCAACCGGGCATCGTTGTCGAACACGTCCGGCGAATTGCTCGAGCCGATCACTGGCTCCGTCTTCGCGGCGATCGTGTACGTGAACTCAAACGCGGTCGCGTTGGCGACGTCGGTTCCATTGATCGACACCAAGGCATCAGCGAACACCAGCGCGATACCCGTGGGGATCGTCGGGCTCGTGTAGTACGGAGCAGAGCCAGCCGTCGCGGTCGTGCCGGCCACCCCAAGCGCCTTGAACTCGATCATGGCCATGCCGTCCGGCGTGCCCGAGACTTTCATCTCAATCCACTTCACGCCGCCGAACTGCTCGGTCATGTCGATGTCTTGCTGGTACTCTTCGAGCCAGAACGTGCGCTTCGTTGGCGTCGTCGCGTTCTTGAGCTTCTTGAAGATCGTGAGCGTGCAGGCCGCGTCGGCGGCCTGTGTCGTGAGCGGCGTGCCGTGGAGCGTCACGACCGACCCGGAGATCGACTTCACGCGCGCGTTGACGGCATTGTTCGCCGCCGTCGACATGTTGGCGAGGCGGAACACGTCACCGTTCCGGAGCCCGGCCGCGACCGGCGTTGTCGTCCCCGAGAACGTGATCTGCGAGGCGCTATCGACCGTCAGATTGGTCAGCGCTGCCCCGCCGTCGAACGTGATTGTAGCCGCCGCGACGCTCGTTGAGCGCATGAGGGCTTCGAGGATCGGCCAGAATCCGCCGTTCGACACCTCGCCGGAGTACGACAGGTCCACCATGCGCGATCCCAGCCGCGCCATCGACGAGAGCCCATCGCTCCGGACTTCGTTGGAATTGATGAGCGCCCGCTTGAGGCTCGCACCCGCAGAGGGGTTGAGCCGGAGTCGGTAGGACGTCCCAGCACCGGGCGCGGTGTTGATCGTCGACTCGACGTAGTAGTTGACCGCTACGCCCTTCCCGGTCTGTGAGGTAGGCATCTTTCTTTTCTCCTAGTTGGTTGCAGCCGATTGGGCGCGGCGATGATAGTCCGCCAGCACTCGTGCTCTGACGCACGTTTTGCACTTCCGACCATCTGCGTAGTCGTACGTGTTCTCAGGCGCGTACTCGTGGCCATGAGGGCAATGCGTCTTATCTGACTGCCACGTCATGCCGCCACCTGATTTACGGAGTACGCTCTCCAGGGAATGGTCAGCGTCAGCACAGACCAGCCACCGGCGAGCGGAATGATCTGGCCAGCCTGAGTCGCCGTATCGCCGCGGACGCGGACAGTGTTCGACCCCGCCGTGAGCGTCGTGCCTGGCGCAAAGAGCGCCTTGAGCGCGTCGACAGACTTCCGAAGCGCAGACACCCCGGTGTCGGAGAGCCCGTACCACTTGATCACGTAGAGTCCCGTTTCCTCGACCGTGCCCCCAGACGCTGGGAAGCTCAGGAGGCTGTTCGTCGCAGGGACGAAATCCTCCTCGATGTACGGGCGTCCCGATGTCGGCGTCAGCGTCACGTTCTCGAACGCACGCACAGCCGGAAAGCCGACGCTGATCGTGCGCCCCGCTGCTAC